GTCGGCGTAATACGGCGTATCGGCTAAGTGGACGTATAACTTTTCACCGAACTTTCCCGAACTCGTATGTTTCATTAGAAAGTAGTTTCCTAACTCGTCTTTTACGGGCGTATTCATGATAATCTTATCGGAATTCGGTATGATTCCTATGAATTGACCCCCGGGTTTCATTCTATTCTTAATTGCTAATAAAGACGTCTCGAATAACGTGTTCGTTTCGAATATATAGTGTAACGCAAAGTTATAACATATGACATCGTATTTCCTTTGGGGACACGCGAATATATCACCTTCGTAAAAATTAACGCGTATTTTCATGTTCTTGGCGCGCGACTTAGCCTCCTTAAGTGAATCTGGGTTTGGTTCGCACATGCTTATATTAGCCCCGGCGTGTCGCCACTTTTGGAGATCACCACCGAATCCACATCCTACATCCAAAATACTGTCGCCTTCGCGGGTAGCCGATTGGATGAGGAGACGCTTGGACTCGTTATGGTACTTGCGTATCTCCTCCATTTATTTAATTTAATTTTTCTTTTTTAAATGGGTTACTAAGGTTATTTTTTAGTACCTAAAAAAATATCACTATATACTAATAATGAATGAAAAAGAATTTTATAAGAAAATACAAAATATTTATTATTCGAATAGTAAAATTTCTATAAAAACTCTTAAAAATATAGCCAATTATCTTGTACCAAATGAACCATTGAAATTAAATAAAAATATTAATACGAATTTCTTGATTAGTAAAGATACTAAAAATGGAAGATTATTACGAAACGCGGCAAAATATTATGTTGACCCTAATAATTTTCCAAGAACGGAAATGCATAAAAAACAAATAGCACAGCTTTTTAGAATGGCGGTAAATGAAGAAATTGAAAAACAATATGTAAATTTAAAACCAACTACCACTGCTCGTAGTAGGGTATCAAATACTAAAAAATCAAAAATAAATAAATCTGTTCCAGGAACGCCCCAATCCAAACGAAGGAAAGTACCTAATAAATGAAACCCCAAATATTTACATTGAACACTTTTTTATTATCGTAAGTTTTATACCATAATAAAAAATTTTTACTTAGTTTAAAAAGAAGATTCTAATTAATATAAATGAAACCTATAATTAAATGGGTCGGTGGTAAAACACAAATTCTCGATAAAGTTTTGAAAACGTTTCCGCGGGAAATGGAAAATTATCACGAACTATTCGTGGGTGGTGGGAGTGTTCTATTTGGGTTACTCGAGAGTAAAGATATTACCGTAAAAGGTAAAGTGTACGCGTACGATAAAAATCAAAAGTTAATCAACATGTATAAACAGATTCAAGAGAATCCTAAAGATGTACACGACCATTTACTTGAACTCTTTACCACGTACGATACGCGAACCGGTACTGAAGTAAACCGCAAACCACAAACTGAAGAGGAAGGTCTCACATCGAAGGAAAGTTATTATTATTGGGTACGTAAAACGTATAACGATTTAATACCTACAACATATACACACGCCGCGACATTAATTTTTCTAAACAAGACGTGTTTTAGAGGTGTATATAGGGAAGGACCGAACGGGTTTAACGTACCGTATGGACACTATAAAACTACACCTTTGATTATATCTTTAGAAGAGTTAGTGAAAATACAAGATCTTATAAAAAATGTGGTTTTCAAATGTTGTGATTTCAGAGACGCGTTCACACAAATCGTAAACGATGACGATTTTATATACGCGGACCCTCCATACGCACCAGAAAGTGTTAAGAGTTTTGTAGGGTATACGAAAGATGGATTTGGTATAGATGATCATACAGATTTATTTAATTTATTAAAAAGTTATGATATTGGTTTCGTCATGTCAAATGCAAAAGTCGAACTCGTAACCAGTAGTTTTAATGATTATAATATCGAAGATGTTCCCGCGAGACGTGCGATAAATAGTAAAGACCCTTCGTCTAAAACAATGGAGGTGCTCGTGCATGGATATGTTCAAAAATAGGTCCCCAATCAGCTTTGTATTTAGCAGGAAAATAAACACCCCTTTTCTTACCTTTGTTTGTAAGTGTTGTTTTACGCATAGCCGCGTTTTCACCTCTTACAAAGAAAAACCCAATACCTTCTTCGCTCATAATTTCATACGTATCTTCGTATTTCAAAGAGTTCCAAAAACACTCGTTTAACATGTAAGAAAAACGAAAGTCTGCGTTTGGGTATCTTTTCAAGTATTGTTTAAGTTTATGTGACCCTAGACCAATCTTTTCATCGGTTGTACCTGGACCTAGCTGATGCTTTTTTTCAATGATATGTATATAATTATCACATAATCGACGAAACATTCCGTCAGGTTTCAATTTTTTAACATATTCCTTTAACCCCTTATACTGTTCGAGATATGCAATAGATTTATCCTGATCTACATATACATACTCGTATCCGTGAATGGTGATAACCTCACCATCTTCAAAGTCAGACGTTTCCCTTTCAAATACTTTTCCCCACTGGTTCGTTTTTTCACCTCCTTTTCCGTTTTGGATCATTTTATTAATTTTTATTATCGAATCTATCGACTTGGGTTTAAAAAATCTCAGACTATATAAATGACTAAAAAGGAAATTACAAATTCATCAAAACCTAAAAAATCTACCATGTTAGCGCATACCAAAACAAAATTAAAAAAGGGTAACCAAGCATCCGCGACTAAACCTAAATCTAAGAAACTTGTGACAGTTTCGTTAAATAGTTTATTGAAAATGAGTCCTAAATCACCATCAACACAGAACTTGCGCGATAATTATAACAAAAAGTATGGTAACCAAGTACCAAATTATTCGAAAAATGTAAAAAAATAATAGTAGTTTATATAAATGGAAACTGAAGATAAGAAGTGTGACGACACCCAACCCGTTGCAAACTGGAAGTGTATATGGTTGACGTTAGCATTAGCCGGTGGGTACTGGTTTTTACCTCATAAAAACAAGTGGGTCCTTCTAGGACTCTTATATTTTCCGTACATAGCACTTGCATACTACGACCACTGGTACATGTGTAAACGTAACCTCGGGCCAACGTACCTCGCGATGTTTTACCACTGGATAAAACCTCAAGATTCGGAACAAATCGTCAAGTATAAGAACTGGTGTCCCGAAATTAGAAATAGAGTTCTTTTTGTAGATACCGTTATATTACTCGGGTGTTTAGTCGCTTTACCATCGTTCCTTAAATGGTAACCTAAGTAAAAACAGGCTTAAAAAAAAGGTACTAAGTAAATATATAAAACAATGACAACTCTCGAACAAGATTATACGACCGTACCGGGTCAATTATACGCGTGTCTTTCTGTCGTAGGACCAGAGGCACCACAAAAAAACGATAAGTTTGGTATTAAAATTAGGGGTGCATTTAACTCGCGCGACGAAGCTGCTGCTCATGCAAAACGTCTTCAAAAAGAAGATGCGACTTTTGATATTTATGTCGTCGACATGTATAAATGGTTATTAATTCCACCTGATCCGGTTCAGATCGAAGATGCGCACTATGCGGATGAAAAGCTCGAGGAATTGATGTCGGGGTATAGAGAAAATCAGGTACAAGCCGCCGCTATGTTTGCTGAACGTAAGAGGGATATGATGGCTGTTAAGGCACCCGGTTCCGATACGTATTTTAAAAGTGGTGACGAAAACTCGAAGTTTTATACGAAACCCGATGAACCTCCAATCAGTCACCCCGGTGAAGTATTGGACCGTCTCCAAAAGGAAAAACCGGATGCGGATATGGAAGATCTCGTCAAAGAGGCAGATGAGATTGTTGCTCAGGAAATCAAGGAAAGGAAGGAAAAACGTGAAGCTGCAGCGAAGGAAGCGTTGGAAAATGAGACTAAAGAAAGAGGATTTAATTCTGTAGAAGCCATGCAAAAGTTTGATGATGAAAAATTGAAATTGGAGAATGAAGCTAAGAAAGCTCAAGTTGAACTTTCGGAACAGGCTCAGATTAAGGAAGATGATGGTAAAGATGAAGAAGAGGAAGTGACATCTAAAAATACTGAAAATGTAGACCCAGAGGAGGCGTAAATTAATTTTGTTATTTAAATGTAAGTATGTTGAGTATTATATTAAACATAATCACCATTCTTATTGTTATTGCAATAATCATTTTATTTTTAAAATTGTACTATACTAACGTAAAAAATAAAACGGAAGAAAAAAATGTTACTGCATCTGATATAATTCAGGATATTATCAAAGATCCCTTGGTTGTAAGTCGAGCGTATTTTACTGAACCTAAAACTGGTAATATAGGTACGTTCAAAGGACAACAAACCCAATCTCAATACGATTGGGTAAGTGGTAAACCTATCCCGGTCGAAGAATAACTGGTTGCATGGTTTTTCCCATGAAAAATCCTAATAAGAATGCAACAAAAATAATAACATACCCTGTTTTATCTATGTTTGAAAAGATATCGTTTTTATCTTGCATTGGTAAAGGTGGGTGGTTATAATATACAGGTGGTGGTTGTACGTGGTCGTAGTAGGTTTCGTTATGATTATGTTCATCATTACGTTCTTCTAATTCATCACTGTTTTTATTTATGAATTCGTCTGGGTTATACTCGATAGGTGTACCAACTTCAGCTTCCATATATAAAAAAAGTATCTATTTTTTTAAGCTCATTATTACTCATCTTCTTCTTCTTCCTCTTCTGAATATTCTTCATCTTCGTCTGTATCGTCAACAACAAACCCTTTTAAGTTTCCATTTTCATCTTCATCTGGATCGGTTTCGTATTCGGAGTCTTCCTCGTCATTATCTGTACAAAAATCTTCATCATCTGATTGTAATAAATCCACATCTGAATCGTATTCATCGTCCCTAAAATCGTCTTCAACTTCTTCAAATAATTCTAATCGTTCTGGCGCTTTAGAAATTCTCCCGGATCTTGTTCTTGTTCTTGCAACCATAGTATAATTATTATACAGACATTTCCTTTAACTATTTTACTCACTTTCACGCTGTTCTATAACGTCATACAAATACTCAAATAACGTTCTTAAATCGCTAATAATAGTATCTATATTCTCTAATTCGTCCGTATCACCTGACATAGAACTGAGCGATATTTCGTTTAAATTTTCTAGCGCCCTGTTTAGATATCTTCTTGATAATTCGGTAGTTGTCCTGTATTCGAGTGCTAATTTGATATTTTCAACGAATTCGCTATGTATATCTTTATTTAACCCTGAATATTTATAAGATTGTCTTACGAGTTTATTTATTTCTGATACGATATTGTTATCGGTATCTTTTACAATTAAAGAGGATGCAAAGTATATTACAATAGCTAGAACTACTATAGCTATCATTGCGTATCTATAATTTAGATACTATTTTTTCCGGGAGAAAATGTTCGCGGGTGGTACATTTACAAACTTGTTGAATTTTATTTTTTGTTATTTTAAAATCTGTATTGTGAGTGTTACATTCACTACACGTATACGTTGTATGTACTAAATACTCTTTAGATTTAGATTTAGGTTTAGGTTTAGGTTTACTTAATTCTATACTTTTTACCTTAAATGTAACGTCATTTTTTACCACATGTTTATTTATAAACTCTAAAAGTATGGTATTTATGGTACGATCTATATTAGTGTTTTCGTTATCACTTTTCTTTTTGAAAAAAGATTTGTTAGGCGATACATACTTTTTAACGGTACTATCTTTGTATAAAATATCTACAATTTTAGGCGGTAATTGGTGTCTTTTACCTGTAAAATCTTTACAAAACCCATAATGTCTCATTATGTCAGTAGTCGAAAAACACTTCTGTGCAATTGTTTCTCCTAGTATATGGAACCATACGTGATTAGAATTATGGTTACATTTTTTATTTTCACAATAGAAAGAGTTTGTTGATACTAGAAACTGATTATTACATTCAAACATTTTCGTGATACGCGAAGTTGTTTGTCCTTCAAGGTGTTTGTTTATAAAGTTTTGTAAAAGACATATAACTTCTTGGTCTTTGAATTCATTTTTTATATCCATTTGTGTAAAAGACCCTTCATTTGTTTGAAAGACCGTTTTTCCTTCTATAATATTTGGTTCTGTACTTTGGCTACGTACAGTTGCCTTGTGTAAAAGATTAACATCTGGGTGTGGTAATATAGTTTCGAGTAAAGTGAAAGGACCTTTACCTTTACTACCTTTATAAATGAAATACGGTAAGTATTCACCCTGAATAACTTTCCCCGTGTTATTACATTCTTTACACCCTTGTCCAGAACACTTTTCATGTTTAGCACGTTTGTGTGAAAAAGGCATACGAAAACCACTCCCTTTTGTTTTTCTATCAGAACTACCATACACGGCCGAATCAACAACGTCTTCCCATTTTACTGAACCGTATACTAAATTCAGAGTATCTATGACGTGTTCTCTTATAGCTATTGCTGAAGATCTATTTACTGTAAAACCTTCCCAGTTTATATGAACACCTGTTTTAATTAAATTATGCGAAGCTTGTTTTGGTTCTGCTATAGATATTAAGGCATTTCCTGCACCTTTAAACTTACTAACTTTATCACAAATAATTTTACATATACTTTCTATCTGATTAACGGTTAATTCATTTTCATCTTTATAATCGAGATCTATAAAAAAGTTATAATTTTCCGTTTTTTGTTCGACAACAAAAATCTTTTCACCTAAATTATATACTTCTACACATTTTTCGTAAAAATCATTCAATCTATCAAATGGCACGGATAGGACACCACCGTCCATGAGCACATGTGATACATTGGAGTTGTTTAAGAACCCCTGTTCTCTACACCAGTGTTTAAACATGGTATATACTTATAAGGTATTGGTTTTATTTTTTTATATTCATTCACTATCGTAGTGATGACGCCAAAGTGTTTTTCTAAACGAGATTTCTGGATACTGTTCCTGTTCTGATAAAGATTTTTTCAAAACGAGTAGTTCATAAACTTTATCGTCTTTATGTAATTCTGCGTACCTTTCTGCTTTATCCTGTGTGTACCCGTGTCTTTCGACGAGTAATTCCTGTATTTGAGATAGTATATAAGCCTTGGACTTCATTATTTAATAGAGAAGGTTTTTCTATTAACAGAAGTTACACACGCGTAAAATTCTGGGTTATTGAGTACGTTTTTAACTATACGATCCCACTGTTTTTTCGTGTTAAACTCTGATAAGGTTTCAAAATTCATGAAATCATTTTCATCATGTGTTCTTTTAATGGGTAATTTTTGTATTTTTTTTAAATTTGTTTTTTGTTTTTCGTCGTTAAACTTCTTGACGAGTTCGTTTTGTTCTTGTTGTGTATAATTTACGAAAAATATGAACACGTTATATTCTAATTCCACACCCGGACTTTCCTTTACTACAAACTTGAAGTCTGTATATTCACCTTTCTTTAGATTTACGACTCCTCTCGTTTCTTCGTCTAACTCTCGTAAGGCACATCTAATAGGATTAGGTATTTCTTTTCTTCTACACCCTCCGGTAACGAAAATCCAATCTTTGAATCGTCGGTCTCGGACAGTCAGGAACTTTGGTTTATGACCCGTAAACATTACGGGAATAGCTATAGCCTTGTACTTTTTCATTGCGCGATTGCAAGTTATAATAGAGCGATATGATTATTCTGAAGATTCTTCTTCGCTATCTTGATTTTCTTCAAAATCTTCGTCGACTTGGGTTTCTTTTACAGTATCTTTTTTAACACATTGTTCAATTTTTTGGGCTGGTCCTGGGACTCTGACGGGTGTTATTTGGGACAAAAATGAAGATATTTTACCATTCATTCCCTTAACACTTTCCATTTCTTCCCTGGTCGTTTTAAGCTCTTTATACATATAAATAGATGCTGCGATACACATTATAATAGCAACAATTATTGCGGTTTCACGATCGAATGTAAACATTATATATTAAAAGTAGTATTTATGTTTTTAAGTTCGTATAATCGCGCCCATGTGTACACCGTTTTCTTTTGGACACTCGTATCCCATTTGAGCAAATTGAATCTCCTGGTAATGTCCATCTTTACACTCCGCGTTTTGTACGGGTTCTTCGTGTTTAGAGTCGATGAGATGATTCAAAGTTCCGGATTTGGGATCGTAAGTTATAATAAAAATGAAAGCTAGTAAAAAAACTAATTGCCAGAACATTTATAATAAGTGGCTAAATTAAATTAGTTCGAGTACATCAAACCACCCATACCGTTTTCGATACGGAGGATATTGTAACCAACGGCATACATATTACCCGTGAAGGTGTTAGTATCTTGAACAAATCTCGCAGAGTCGAGTCTACTAAAGTTGAGTGTACCTGTTGGTTGGATTTTGGCCGTGTCAATACAGAATGGTTGTAAAAATTTATTATCTGCGTCGTCATCGACATTCGAGTTTGGACAGTGGAAATAAACTGGGGCTTGTGTAAAGTGTGGTTTGGCGACCTTAAAGTCAGAAACGTCCGTACCGTTAATTTGGAGTTTGATAGAACCAGCGGCGACGCAATTTAAAGTAGCTATTTTACCATCGGAATCCACCTGAGTACCAGCAATAAACTTAACTGGATGGTTCAACGGGAGTTCTTGAACCTTACTGTTGGATGCGACAATAGAAGTTGTTTGTGTGATGAGCATGTTTTGTGGTGTAGACGATAAAACTGTGCGTTCATCTGTATCGAGGTGGATGAACTGGGTGTATACTTCTGGGTTAGCAACTACAGTTCCGCCCCACGTAATTCTTAATTCAACATCGTGGTATTGGAGCGCGACCAATGGGATCGCAGATTGGGCGTTTTCGCAAAACGAAAACCTGAGTGGGTAAAACCCTCGGGATGGTGTTTCGGCAGAAGCAATAAGACCACCTGCTTTGGTACTACCTTGCGAAAGGGCCCATGGGGCGACGTATTGGGAGAATGCAGCATCTTGTGTGTCGATGACTTGACCACCGATCAAAAGTTCAACTTTTGAAATGGATTTCCACCAATCTCCAGATGCTGTAGAAGTACCAGCCCTTGGTGAAATGTAGACGTAGCCGAGCATATCACCTTTACGCTCGAACCTGATGGTAGACATACCATTAGCGACTGGGTTGCCCTGGATAGTTTGTCTTTCGACAGTTTGGGCAAAGTTTGTGTGACGTTTGTAGTTAGACCTAAAAAAGGAAACTTCGGGTTGACCGACGAGGTGCGCATCTTGGGCACCGATTGCAACGAGTTGGGCTATACCTCCAGACATATTTTATATTATACTAAGGTTTTTTATTTTTAAGCCCATGTATAATATGAAAGATTGAAAAAAATGAATTTAAGCTGCTGTAAACGCGATCGCGTTCATGTATATTTTTTCCGCACCTGATGCACCTATCTTCGATACGGTCAAAAGACCATGACCGTTCTGGTCTATGGAAACATCGGTCGTAAATGCTATAAAATCAATACCAGATGTTATCGTTTTTAATACTTTTCTATCCGCCCCTGAAGCTAAGAGAGGTACAACGACCTGACCCCCGCTTGGTAAATTTGTTACAGAAAGTGCAGCAACGTCCGCGTCTATAGACGTGAGTGGAGCTGTACCGTAACTCTTATTCTTTGCGTCTATTGTGAGTGTCCCTGATCCCGAAGTCCAAGTAGTTGCTATTTGTGTATTTGTAAGCTGGAGGTTTTGTGACGTGACGTTACCTGTTATTGTTGTATCTACACCTACGAATATATTCCCGGTCGCATTTACATTTGATCCGATACTGATACTTCTTGACGTTGTAAAGTTATTATCACCGTACGAAGCGTGTGGTCCTGTAAACTGGATAACATTTGAAGTTACATTTGCACCCGCGCCTGCACTCGCAACATCGTCTAAATTGAACGGTGATGCTGCGACGTGTAAAGCACCGATCGTGATGTTATCGGCCGAAACGTTACCTGTAACCGTGAGTACGTTAGACCCGTACGTGTTCATTGTAAGGTTTGATTCACCGGTAGGCCCTGCCCATGCGTTTTTACCTATACTGACGTTAGCATGTATACCCGAACCTTCCTCGTGTGTAAATTCCATGGTCGAACCACCTTGTCCCCCTGAATCGTAAATATCACCTGTTGTTGTATTAATCGCTAAAACGTTCTGTATCGATGTTCCTCCACTGACAACGTCCGGATCGACCTCAATAGCGTTTAATACTCTCAAAGGTTGTTTTGTACCTGCCGATGATTCAAGTGTAATAACACCAGTGGATATCACATTACCTGAAACAACTACGTTACCCGAAGCTGTTAAAGAATTTACAGTATTAGTAAACTGGATTGTGTTTGATGTTACATTCGCACCTACAGGTCCATTACTTGCAACGTCATCTAGAGTCGAAGAAACGTCCGCCCATTCAACTGAATTAGTTGTACTTTTAAGAAACTTACCATTAATTGGAGATAATTTTGTTAATACTGGTGTTGCATCACTGCTCGCATAGAGTAAATCACCTGCCGAATACGTACCAATATTTGTACCACCTCGAGCAACATCGAGAACACCTGTAGTTATGTTTTCCGCATCGAGTTGTGTAATAGCCGAACCATCACCATGTAAAGTACCCGCGGTCATTTTACCTGTCGTCGTGACGTTACCGGATAAAACGTTACCCCAAATATTTGCGGTAATGTATGGGTGGTCAGTTATACCACTCGCCAACGTTGGTTCGATATCTGGACCAACTGGATTACTGTGTGTGTATGCGATCGTATACTCTTTTTTGTCACCTCTAAAACCATGAACAACATTCGCAGTACCCATGGTCATGATCATACCCAAATCGATTGTATCACTCGAGTTATTGTTACCGACCTCTATAATCGGATCGTTAATCGTTAGACTGTTTTCATGACGAGCAGTGATGTTTCCTACAACGTGTAAATTACCTGTAATTTCAACATTTGAACCTATTGTAAAGAGATCGTCTCCGTCGAATTGGAGTTTTGAGTCTGTTACTAATTTTTTACTCGTATCCGTAAATATAATACGGTGAGCATCTAATTGCGTTGTAATGTCACCGGTTAATGATGGACCGGAGAGTGTAGCGCTTGTTATTGTTGTTGTCCATTCGGGTA